TCCCGGCCAAAATAAAATTCTCAAGACAACAGTCCACGTCGAAAAAGATAGCAATATCAGGCACTTACGCCTAATGGGGCCGAAATGCGACCATTGCTATTCAGACTATGTGACGTAATGTAGAAAGAGACTATTGTAGGCTATTGAAATGATTAGCGAACCTCGAAAAGCGACTATTTTCTCTCTGGATGTATCAGGATACGGTCGCGTAGAAAAGAACCCCTCCTAGATGCCTTCTTTATAGCATGAGGCGAATCCCCTTGGATTCGGCAGTTATTCTCGTTCCAGCGCTCAAGAATCAGGGTTTTGACGCCGATTTGCTGCTGAATTAGCGAGCGACCTTTGAGGCTTCCGCCCTGCGTCATCTCGCTTTTCACGTCGAACAGGTAGACCGCGCCGTCGGCGGGATCGACGGCGACCAAGTCAATCGGGCCGGCGCTGCTGACGTTACGGAAAACCTCATAACCGCGCTCGAGCAGCCAGACGGCGGCGATCAATTCAGAGCGCGTGCCGAGATGCTTTAGGTCCATGTCGATGACGAGGTTGTCGACGTCCATGGAGTTCCCCTAGATGCTTGGAAAGCGTGGAAAGAAGGCTGCGGCCGACCTCGAAATCGTCCCATTGTTTGAAGACGGAAGCAAGCCGCCGCCGCCCGAGGATATGCCGGCATTGCAAGCGGATGTCTGGCGTTCGGTCGTGGATGCAATGCCTCCGCGGTGGTTCGATCGTGGGACGTTTCCGGTTCTGAAGGGTTTGTGCCGACACGCCGTGGCGGCCGATCATGCTTGGGCTGGATACGCGCGGGCGCTTGAGGCCGGGGCCGATATTGAGGAGGTCACGGCGTGGTCAGTGCTGCACCGGCGCGAGCAGGCGGCGGTGGAGCGAGCGAGCGCGGATCTGAGGCTGACCAAGATCGCGCGGCTGGCGAAGACCAGCGAGACTGAGCGACAAAGGCGGCAGCTGACGATCACCGCGCGGCCCTGGGAAGGGTAATGCCCATCGACTTCATCATTGACGACATTACTGAGTTCGAGCGGCCGGGTTCGCCGCCGAAGCCCCCCCGGCCGCCTCGTCCACCAGGGCCTCGTCGCGGCCGTCCGCCGAAGGAACCTGAGCCCTCCCGTGGTGAGGCGGTGTGGCGATGGATTCAAAAATATTGTCAAGTTCCTGAAGGTGCTCGGGTTGGGGAGAAATTGGAGCTCGCGCCGTGGCAGAAAAATTTCATCGAGGAGATTTACAACAACCCGAACAAGACCCGTCGCGCGATTTTGAGTTTAGGCAGAAAAAACGGGAAAAGTTCATTGACGGCTGCGATTTTGCTCGTCCATGTCTGTGGAGTGGAAGCCAAAAGGAATTCGCAGATCTATTCGGCGGCTCAAAGCCGGGACCAAGCGGCGCTGATCTTCAACCTGGCGGCGAAGATGGTCAGATTGAACCCGCTGTTGAGGGACGCGGTACTGATTCATGAAAGTTCGAAATCCCTTTCATGCCCTCATTTGGGAACTCGGTATCGGGCCCTGGCTGCGGAGGCCACGACGGCTTATGGACTCTCACCGGCGCTCGTTATTCACGATGAGCTCGGCCTCGTTCGCGGCCCGCGCTCGGAACTCTACGAAGCGCTCGAGACCGCAACCGGCGCGCACTCGGAACCCCTTTCTATAATCATTTCGACGCAAAGCCCGACTGATCAAGACTTGTTGTCGATTCTGATCGACGACGCCCTGGCCGGCCACGACCCAAGCGTGGTCTGCAAGCTGTACTCGGCGCCGCTTGAAGACGATCCCTTTGAGATCGAGACCATTATCAAGGCCAATCCCGCGCTTGGGAACTTCCTGTCGACCAAGGAGGTGATGGCGCAGGCGCAGGACGCCAAGCGCATGCCGGCGCGGGAGTCGGAATTCCGCAATCTGATCCTCAACCAGCGCGTCGAGGTCGAGAATCCGTTTTGCGCGCCGGACGTGTGGAATGATTGCGGCGGCGAGGTGCTGCCGCTCGAGGACCTCGAGGTCTACGGCGGCCTTGATCTTTCGGAGGTTCAGGATCTGACGGCGCTCGTGCTGATCGGGAAAGCACACGGCAAATGGATGGTGAATCCGACCTTTTGGCTCCCCGAAGAGGGACTCGTTGAGAAGTCGTCCGTCGATCGTGTGCCTTACGACGTGTGGGTGAAGGAGGGTTATCTTGAGACGACGCCTGGCCGCACGGTGGCGTATGAGCACGTCGCGCATTTCCTGCGCGCGATCTTCAATCGCTACAATATTCGCAAGCTGGCATTCGATCGATGGAACATGCGCCACCTCGTCCCCTGGCTTGAGAAGGCGGGGTTCAGCGAGCAGTTCATCAAGGATCGATTTGTTGAATTCGGGCAGGGTTATGCCTCGATGTCCCCAGCATTAAGGGAGCTCTCACAGATCTTGCTTGACCGCAACCTGCGACACGGCAACCATCCAGTGCTCAAGGCGTGCGTGATGAACACGGTTCTGGTCAAGGACGATGCCGGGAATAAGAAGCCGTCCAAGCGCAAGTCGACGGGACGCATCGACGGCCTGGTGGCGCTGGCGATGGCGGTGGGTTGCGCACCGCTGCAAGGACCGAAGATTGATCCTGAGGCCCTGATAGGCTAGCCGATGCATATTGCTTTGCTCTTTTGCGTGGTGGCGTGGGCCATATTGGCGCCGGCGATTTTCGTGGCCTGGACGGTGAGCCCGTTTCTGGCGCTTGCCTTCGTGGTTGCGCCGATCGCCATTCTCTTGGATTTGCTGGCGCGTTCGCCGCGGCGCAAGTGACTTCGATCCTCGACAAATACCAAATGGGCACGCTGCGCCAGGCGCATCTTTCGCTGTGGATGGCGGCGCGGGACTTTGACGAAGGCAAAATCACCGAAATGGAGTTCGGCGAGCTCCGCGCCCATCTTCACGATCGCATGGCGAGACTCGAGCAAGAAGGCCAGACCGCCAGCGCGCGCGCGCTCAAACAATCGTTGATGGTGACCGAACGTCGCTTGACGAATCAGCCTCCCGGATCGAAAACATAGACGGTCCCTCGCTGGTTTTTGCATCGTTTTCCCAGCCGGACCCTTCGGTAGTGCAACAACTGCGCCCGGCTCTTGTCGTCAGTAGCCGGGCGCGCCTTTCCCCGCTCCCCGAGCGAGGCCAAGCATCGGGGCAAAAGCGGACCCTCAGTCATAAGCGTCACGCCGCACGTCGCTCCTGCTTCGGCTCGTGTCACGCCGGGCGGGGCTGGGGGTCCGCATCCTTCTCATATCTCGGAGTCGAGCATGACGCTGGGTCTGGCGTTTTGGATAATCATGCTGATCTGGCTCGTCTTTGGGCTGCTTATGCACTTCGGCGTCTTCGGAAACTACGTCGGCGCCACCGCCAACGTCGTGTTGCTGTTCCTGCTGTTCCTGCTGCTGGGCTGGGCGACGTTTGGGCCGCCGCTGCATCGGTGAACATGGACCTAGTCGCAGAGAGGTACGCAGGCGTGATTCAGTCACAGAAGTCCTGGCACGAGGCGGCCGACGTCCCACGCGTCGCGGGTGCGGTGTTCTGGGCGACGACGGTCGAGACGCAGGAGAGCGAGGACGTGGCGGCAATCACCGGCACGGTCGAGGAAGCGAAGGAGGCGCGCGATGTCGGTTAGTTACGCCGGAACGTTGAAGGACACGCGCATGAACGCCGTCATCACGGCGTGCGATTCCAATGCGTCGCCTGGCACGCTCGAGATCGGCACGGCCGGCATGGCGACGGTTCTCGTCATCATCACCCTGGCCAAGCCCTCATGGACGGAGGCCGCGGGCGTCATCACGCTTGCTGGCATTCCGCGATCCGGTGTCGCGTCGACGACGGGCACCGCCGCGGCGGCGCGGTTCAAGGACGGCGGCGGCGGCATCCAGATCTCCGGGCTCACCGTTGGCACGTCGGGCACGGATATCACGCTGAACAATACGGCGATCAGCAGCGGGCAGACCGTCACCATCAATTCCGGCACGATCACGCACTCGCCGTAGACGTTAGGCCGGGCATGTGGCGTTCCAGCGAGACACGTTTGAAAACGACCTAGTTCAGCTAAGTAGCGCGCTCGGCCCCTCGGCGTTTCAAGTAAACGCCTTCCAGAACAACGGCTTTCAGGTCCTCGTCAGCAGCGCGTATCTCGCGGCAAACGAGGATGTCGACAGCGCCGCGATAGCGGGCGCCGTCGTCGTCGCCGGCGATCTCGCGGCGACCGAGCAGCCGGACTACGACTACTTCGACGCGACCGCATTCTGGGTCGTCGCTCTGGC